GGTGATGGAAACTATGACCCTTCAACTAATACATTTACCCCAACTCCTAAAGAAGAAGTTGCACAAGAATCGTAAATAAAATACTTTTCCAAATTGTATTTTATATTTATATGTGTATTCATACACAATTTTATTAACTAAGGAGTAATATAACATGTCAGAAAAAATTGTATCACCTGGTGTATTTACAAGAGAGAATGACCTTTCTTTCTTAGCACAAGGAATTGGTGAAATCGGTGCAGCAATTATCGGACCTTTCCATAAAGGACCTGCATTCGTACCAACTATTGTCAATACCCAATCAGAATTTGAACAAATTTTCGGTACACCTGATGGAACATACTACACAGGATATACCGTACAAAACTATTTAAGAGAAGCTGGAACTGTAACTATCGTTCGTGTTGGACATATTGGTGGTTATACTGAAACTGCACCTGAAGCAATTTTAGCACAACCTATTTCAGGTTCTAACACAGGAGCAAAAATTGTAGGTACTTTACACACTACTCATCTATGGGATGATGCAAGTGGTGTAACTGCATCTATTGAATCAGTTGCTTCATCTTCAGAATTCTCAATTACAATTAGTGGTTCATCACCTGCATACAATACTAAAGTATCGGCATCTATCGACCCTGCAGAATCAAATGACTTATCAGATGTATTTGGTGAAGCTCCAAGAGGTTCTAAAGGTGCATATCTTTATAAGTACTTTGAAAAAACTGCTGAAGATTTAGATAACGGATTTACTGCAAGTGGTTCTTTAGTAACTACTTTAAAATTAGCTGACCAAACTTTCACTGCAATTGAAGGTCCAACTCATGCAACTACTCCTTGGATTCAATCACAGTTAATTTCAGGTGAAAGACATGACTTATTCCGTTTCCACACAATCGCTGATGGAACATATACAAATAAAGAATACAAAGTTGGTATCTTTAATGTAAAAGCTGCTGGTACTAATAACTCTACTGATTATTCTACATTCTCAGTTGTTATTCGTGGATACTCTGATACACACAAACGACCAATTATTCTTGAAACATGGAATAACTTAAATATGGATCCTGCATCACCAAACTATATCTTAAAGAGAATTGGTGATATGAACCTTACTATTGATGAAAACGGAAAACAAACTTTAAATGGTGATTATGACAACAACTCATCTTTCGTAAGAGTTGAAGTTAAACCAGAAGGTTCATTCCCAATCACTGCTGCTCCATTTGGACACCGTGCTTATACCAACCCAATATTTGTTGGTTCTAATGGTAGTGAATCAATGGTTCCTGCAGTAATCTTCTCAACTGGTTCAGATGATAACACTTCATCTAGTGCAGTTCAGTATAGTGGTATTGATTTAGAAAGTGCTGTTGTTAAAATCAATAACAGACATTACTTATCACCTATTCCAAATAATGCTACTGCTGGTGCTAACACTGCATTCTCATTTGATGGTGATGTAACTGCAATCGTTGATGGTGTATTATCTACTAAAAACTTTGGATATACACTTGCAACTTCAGATACAAGTGAAACAATTAACAAAAGACAATTCATGGTTGCCTTCCAAGGTGGATTTGATGGTGTATCACCAGTAATCAAACCAGCTAAGGCAGGTGATAATGAAACACAAGGTACTTGGGGTGAAGGAAACTCTCAAGGATTTGATTTATCTACTTCAACTGCAAGTGGTTCAGTTGCTTATGTAAAAGCAGTGAATGCAGTATCTAACCCAGATGATTTTGATATCAACTTAGTATCTGCACCTGGTGTAGTTCGTAGATTACACTCTTATGTATTCGACAAAATCGTTGATATGTGTGAATCTCGTGAAGATGCATTCTTTATTGGTGAAGTAACTGACTATAACGATACTATCGATGATGCAGTAGACCAAGGACAATCAGTAGATTCTAACTATGTTGGAACTTACTATCCATGGGTTAAAACAATCGATTCAAGAACTAATCGTTTATTAACAGTTCCACCATCAGTATTAATGCCAGGAATCTATGCAGCCAATGATGCTATTGCTGCTGAGTGGTTTGCACCAGCTGGTTTAAATCGTGGTGGTATTGTAGGAGCAGTTTCTGTATTAAACAGATTAACACACTCTGAAAGAGATACATTATATGAAGGAAAAATCAACCCTATCGCTCAATTCCCTGGAGAAGGTATTGTTGCATTCGGTCAGAAAACCCTTCAAGATAGAGCTTCAGCTCTTGATAGAATTAATGTTCGTAGATTACTTATCAAAGTTAAGAAGTATGTTGCTTCAACTTCAAGATACTTGTTATTCGAACAAAACACTGCTCAGACTCGTGCAAGATTCTTGAACACTGTTAATCCTTATTTCGAAGGAATCCAACAAAGACAAGGTTTATATGCATTCCGAGTAGTAATGGATGAAACGAATAACACTCCTGATGTAATTGATAGAAACATCTTGGCTGGTCAAATTTATTTACAACCAACTAAGACTGCTGAATTCATTGTACTTGACTTCAACATTCTACCAACAGGGGCAACCTTTACGGCGTAATTAAAAAATAAAAGTAAACTATATTTATAGTAGTATAATAGGAGAAAACAAAAAATGGCAGAAGTATTAGAATTTAACGATATGTTCTATACCAACTTTGAACCTAAAATGCAAAATAGGTTCATCATGGAAATTGATGGTATTCCTTCATATCTTATTAGAGTTGCAAATAGACCTTCAATTCAGTTTGAAAAAGTAACTCTTGACCATATCAATGTTAAAAGACAACTTAAAGGTAAAGGTGAATGGCAAGATGTAGAACTTACTCTTTTTGACCCAATCGTTCCAAGTGGAGCACAATCGGTAATGGAGTGGGTAAGAACATCTCATGAATCAATTACAGGTCGTGATGGATATGCTGAATTCTATAAAAAAGATATTCAGTGTTATATGTTAGGACCAGTTGGTGATAAGATTGAACAATGGACTCTTAAAGGAGCATTCATTACTAATGCATCATTTGGTACATTAGATTGGTCTTCTAATGACCCTGCTGAAATTACAGTTACTCTTGCTTATGATTATGCAATTTTAGAATTCTAAAATCTCAATATACTACAACTTTACAAAAGAGTTCTCTTCGTGAGAACTCTTTTTTTTTTCAACTTTTTTTATTTTATATATTTATATACAAACATTAAAATATTAGTTTATGGCTGATTACAATTTTCCAACGGAAGTAATTGAACTTCCATCTAAAGGATTAATTTATCCAGAAGGACACCCCTTATCAAAGGGTCAAGTGGAAATTAAGTATATGACTGCAAAAGAAGAGGATATACTTGCTTCACAAAATTTGATAAGAAAGGGGGTGGTACTTGATAAGTTGTTCGAATCAATCGTGGTTGATAAAGATGTAAACATTGGTGATATATTTATTGGTGATAAAAACGCTATTCTTCTTGCAACTCGTATTCTTGGTTATGGTGCTGAATATAAAGTAGAGGTATCGGACCCATTCTCAGGAGAACCACAAAAGGTATCAATTGACTTATCTAAAGTACAAACCAAAGAAGTGGATGAATCTCTATTAAACAGAGAGAATTCTTATTCATATACCCTTCCAAGTGGTAAAAACATTAAATTCAGATTACTTACCCACAAAGACGAACAAGATATTAACGCAGAAATTCAAGCATTAAATCGTTTAACAAAAGGTGATAGTGCAATTTCACAAGATGTTACCACTCGTTTACGATATATGATTACAGAAATCGATGGTAATGATGATAAAGGATTTATTGTTTTTGATACAGATGATTTTGAAAATAGACAGTATGTTTATGAGAAGGATGTATTATATGCTTTTTCCATTCCTGCTTACCAAAACACGGGAAGCCGTAGTTATGCATTACTGCAGTATAAGTTCTCAAAGAAATTGCAGATTTGGGCTCGCTATGCTCAGTTTAGGTACGTAGATCAATTTACTGTGGGAACAGGTAATGAAGAGATTGAAGGTAATACTCGTTCAGAAGTGAAGTTTCAAATGATGCTTCGTTTTTGAAAAGTATGAACTATTTAGTTAAGTTGGTTTTTGTATGTTAGTTTTTCAGTGTGTATTTTTATGAATTAAATTTAATACAATGAACCTAAAATTATCAATTCTAGCCCTACTTTTTATTCCTTTTAGTTCGATTGCTCAAACTGTCGAATTTGCTGAATCAGGTCACTTTCCTCAAGAGAACTTTATTTGTAATCAGGAAAGTGTACATGAAAAATATTTAGCCGAAACCCAATATGTTAAGGATTCGCTAATTTCAAATGGCATTCTTAATGTTGAATACAGCAAATCCCAAGATGACCATGTGTTATTGGAGTGGCCGGTAGCCCAAAATATTAATTATAACGAACCGGATTATTATGGGATTTCAAATTATGTGGATCACAATGCTTCTTATCCTGATCAAATTCAAGATTATAATTGTGGTACTATGTCATATGACCTATCAAATGGATATAATCATGCAGGTGTCGACATTTTTTCATCACCTTTTCCTTGGATGAAAATGAATAACAATCAAGTTGTAGCGGTTGCTGCCGCTTCTGGAGTGATTGTGTACAAGGTTGGAAGTAATTATGATAAGAATTGCGACTTCAATAATTCAGAAGGCTGGAATGCTGTTTATGTTGCGCATGAAGATGGATCCACTGCGTGGTATGGTCATTTAAAGGAAAGTTCCCTTACTCAAAAAGCAGTTGGTGAATCAGTTACTGCAGGAGAATATCTTGGAGTTATTGGTAGTTCAGGTTCTTCAACGGGACCACATCTACATTTTGAATTATATGATGCTTCAGATCAACTTGTTGATCCATACGTTGGACCATGCAATCCTACAACGTCCACATCATGGTGGAGAGACCAGAAAACCTATAAGGATTCTCGTATTTTAAAACTTATGACACATGACAGTCCACCTATTCCGTATGGCTGTTATGGTGAGGAAATGTACAATGCGGAGATCAATTTTTCAGCAGGTCAAAATGTTTTACTAGCAACTTACCTTGCTGACCAGACTGTTGGGGACTTCCTTTACCATCGACTGATTCAACCAGATGGTTCAGTTTATGATGAATGGGAGAAGGAATTTGAAAATAATTATGCTTCTTCCTATTGGTATTATACTTTAGGGGTAACTAGTAATTTACCAAAAGGAAAATGGACGTATCAAGTAGTTTATGAAAATCAAGAAATTATATCTCACAATTTTTATATCAAAGAAAGTTCTGATCAAGCAGTTTTATCTGCACCTCAAAACCTTATTGTTGATTCCGAATCTAGCTATCACACATTTGATA